AAGCTCTGTTAAGATACAGACAGGGTGGATTATTAGATCATCCAGAAGATTATAAGGATGAGAAACAACCAAAACGAAAAAAGAAGTATTATTGGTAATGAAAAAAAACCCAACTCTCACTAAAAATATGTTGAACGTCAAATGGGATCAAATCCCACCATTAAGTGGCCCTGAGCCTAGAGGCTTGATTAATGAAACAAAACAAGCTAAACAAAGCAATAGCGTTTCACAATTGGAGAAAATAAATGGCAGATATAGACAAAGCATTAAACGAAGTTAGAACTTCGGTTGAAATACCAGGGCCCGAGGAACAAGTCGAGGTTACTGAGGAAATTCAAGAATCAATACCTGATGAGGGTGACACAGAGATTACACCTACAGAAGATGGCGGTGTTGAAATTAATTTTGAACCTGGAGCCTATAACCAAGCACAGAGTGAAAACCACTTTGACAACTTAGCAGAGTTACTACCAGAGGATGTTTTAGGTCCTCTAGGTTCAGAATTAAATTCAAATTACATGGACTACAAAGAGTCTCGTAAAGAATGGGAACACACTTATATTACAGGCTTAGATTTATTAGGATTTAAATACGAAAATAGAACCGAACCTTTCGCCGGAGCAGCAGGTGCAACTCACCCCGTTCTTGCAGAAGCGGTTACACAATTTCAAGCCTTGGCTTACAAAGAATTACTCCCGGCCGACGGACCGGTAAGAACACAAATTATTGGTGCGCCTACTCCTGAAAAAGAAATGCAATCAGAGAGAGTTAAAGAATATATGAACTGGCAGTTAATGGACCAGATGAAAGAATATGAACCTGAGTTTGATCAGATGTTATTTTATTTACCTCTTGCAGGTTCTGCTTTTAAAAAAATTTACTATGATGCTTTATTAGGTAGAGCCGTTTCAAAATTTGTACCTGCTGAAGATTTAGTGGTACCCTATTCTGCAACTTCGTTAGAAGATGCAACAGCAGTAATTCATGTTGTTAAAACTTCTCAAAACGATTTAAGAAAACAACAAGTTAATGGTTTCTACAGGGATATAGAATTAGGGGAACCTGCAGATGTAGAATCTGAGCTAGATAAAAAAGAAAGAGAGTTAGAGGGAATACAAAAAACTAAAAACGAAGACCTCTATAATATTTTAGAATTTCATATGGATTTAGATCTAGAAGGTTTTGAAGATAGAGATGATGAAGGTGAATTTACAGGAATCAAACTTCCTTACATTGTAACTATCGAAGAAGCAACTCGTGAAGTTTTATCTATCAGAAGAAACTATGAACCCGCTGATCCTTTAAAGAAAAAAATTTCTTATTTTGTACATTTCAAATTTTTACCCGGCCTAGGTTTTTATGGCTTTGGTTTAATCCATATGATTGGTGGACTAAGCAGAACTGCAACAGCAGCTCTTAGATCATTACTTGATGCAGGAACTTTATCTAACTTACCCGCAGGTTTTAAAATGCGAGGAATTAGAATTAGAGATGACGCGCAAGCGATTGCTCCCGGCGAATTTAGAGATGTGGATGCTCCAGGTGGAAATATAAAAGATGCCTTTATGGCACTTCCATTTAAAGAACCTTCTCAAACTCTATTACAACTAATGGGGGTCGTAGTATCGGCTGGACAGCGTTTCGCGTCTATCGCCGATCTTCAAGTAGGTGATGGGAACCAGCAAGCAGCAGTGGGTACGACCGTAGCGCTTCTGGAAAGAGGGTCAAGAACAATGTCCGCGATTCATAAAAGAATTTATGTGAGTCTTAAACATGAGTTCAAAATGCTAGGTAGAATATTTAAAACATATTTACCAGCAGAATATCCTTACGATGTCGTAGGAGGAACTAGACAAATTAAACAACAAGATTTTGATGACAAGATAGATATTTTACCGATAGCGGATCCTAATATTTTTTCTCAGTCTCAAAGAATATCAATTGCTCAAGCTGAACTACAACTAGCACAATCAAATCCGCAAATGCACAACATGTATAATGCGTATCGTGCAATGTATGAAGCATTGGGTGTAAAAAATATTGATACTATTTTAGTTAAACCACAAAAACCAACACCAATGGATCCTGCTGTAGAAGCAATTCAATCGTTGGGAGGAAAACCTTTCCAAGCTTTCAAAGGACAAGATCATAGAGCTCACATTACTGCTCACTTAAACTTTATGTCTTCTTCAATGGCTAGAGGAAATCCGCAGATTACAGCTTCAATGCAGAAAAATATTTTCGAACACATTAGTTTAATGGCGTTAGAACAAGTTGAAGTAGAGTTCAAAGAACAAATTATGCAGATGCAACAAATCCAACAACAGATGCAACAAAATCCTCAGATGCAACAAGACCCAATGATACAACAACAGGTTATGGGCCTAACGATGCAGATTGAAGCTAGAAAATCTATATTGATTGCAGAGATGTTTGAAGATTTTGCTAAAGAAGAGCAAGAAATGTTAGGTGAATATGCAAATGATCCAATTGCTAAGTTAAAAGCAAGAGAATTAGACATCAGAGCTAAGGATGATTTTGTATCAGCACAACAAGCTCAAGAAAAAATCAATCTTGATAAGATGAAAGCTATGATGAACCAACAAAATAAGGATGAAAAGTTGGAACAAAACGAAGATTTAGCAGAATTACGTGCTGCAACGTCTATCGCTAAACAAGAACTAGCTAATCGAAGTAAAATGAACGATTTTGGTAGAAATTTTAAAAAAAAGTAAGTATAAACACATTAAGGAGAAAATATGGCAGATTTAAAAAATAAACTTTCTTACGGTAGCAAAGGAACAGTTTCAAGTTGTGACGCTAATGGGGGTGTAGAGATTGCAACTCCAGAAGTTAGAACTGAAACAGATCCGAGATCTACTATTCTTACTAACCAAGACAGAGTGTTCAACAAAATAGGTGTTGGAGATCCAGTTGAAGTTAGAGGAACTAAAAGAATGTTAAAGTCTAAAAGTAAAAAAGCTACTTGGTACTAACATGTGGTTATCGGCAATTAAATTAGCCGTTTCTGCTGGAAGTAAAATCTACGCTAATAAGCAGAGAACGAAGATGGCTATGTCTGACGCGCAGTTAATGCACGCATCTAAGATGGCTCGTGGTGAGGAAGCTTACCAGGGAAAACTTTTAGAATCCAGACAATCAGATTGGAAGGACGAGGCAGTTTTGATAATTCTAAGTTTGCCTATAGCAATTCTGGCCTGGGCAGTCGTAAGTGACGATCCAACCGCTATGGACAAAGTAAGATTGTTTTTTGAAATGTTCTCAGAGCTTCCGTCATGGTTCACTAATCTTTGGATACTTGTAGTTGCGTCGATTTATGGTATAAAGGGTACACAAATATTTAGAAACAACGGAGGAAAAAAATAATGGCAAATCCAAGATTTAATAAACAAACTACTAACGTAAGAGGAACTGTTTCAAGAGTTAAAAAAAGAAACGGCTCTAAAATAAATGACTTTGAAGAATTAGGCAGAGTAGATTCTGAAAAAGCTTACACTTCAAAAGGTAAGAAAAATTTAACAGCTGAAAAAAAAAGAATCGTTAAAAAACTTAACGCTTAATCAGAGAGTATAAAATATAATGGCTAAAGCAAAAGGCCTTTGGGCCAACATCAACGCTCGTAAGAAAGCTGGTACTTCAAGAAGTAAAAAAGATTCTACAATAACAAAGAAAGCTTACGCTAATATGAAAAAAGGTTTTCCTAAAAAGAAAACGACAGCGTAATGAAAATGCCTAACACAAAATACACTGGTAGCTTTATAAAAGGCGGTCCTGGAGAAAATCAAAGTTATAAAAAGTATTATGGCAAAATGCTTACTGGTTTCAAAGAAGGTGGCTCAACTACTGCAGCTTGGACTAGAAAAGAAGGTAAATCTAAATCAGGTGGATTAAATAAAAAAGGTGTGGCTTCTTACAGAGCAGACAATCCTGGATCCAAACTTAAAACAGCAGTTACAACTAAACCCTCAAAATTAAAAGAAGGATCTACTGCAGCTAATCGTAGAAAATCTTTTTGTGCTAGAATGAGTGGCATG